CGGGATACGCTCCATGTAGACAAGACCCTTGATATTCGTCAGAAGGAACCAGGCCTTCGTCGAAGTCAGGAAGTCGTTGACCATGTAGCCTTCCGGCAGACCGCCTGCGGTCGTATGGATCGCGTTGACGTCGTTGTTTGCCGTGCCCGGACGGAGTTCCGTCTTGGTAAGGCGAATCGCCGTCGGCTCAAGGGTCGGCGGAATGATGAGCTTGCGACCACGCGCAAACATCTTCAGGCCGGCGATGTCCTTGAAGTTCTGACGAATGCTGATCATACCGTTAAGCAGCGAGGCTTCGTTAAGATCAACGTCGACAGTCGGGCGATTAGCAACAACGCCGCCGTCAATCGGATGCGAGGTGGAGCAGAGAGCAACACCGTCACCGCCGACCGCCGAGTTATACGTCGTCGCCGTGTTAAGAATGTTCGCGCCATAGATTTCCTTCGTCTGACCGAAGGACTCGATCAGGCCAAGATTCGTGGGCGTGAACTGGGTCTTATACAGGTTGTCATCAATCGCCTTACGAGTGATCGCGTAGCCGAGACCGATCTCGTAATGCTCCTGATTATAGACGTAACGCTCGGAAGCGTTGTTGTCGAAGCTAACCGCACCGCCTTCAGTCTTGATGGCGGCAAGGCCGAGGTAACGCATTTCAGCGGTACGCTCGAGAGCCATGTTGGACTTGGCCTTTTCAAAGACCTTGTCCCACTGACTCGGGATCTGAGGATACTTACCCTCAACACCGCGAAGGCCCGGAAGGAGCAGATCGCGGATGGCGCTAAGATTAACAGCCATTGGTCTCTACTCCTTAGCTGATGCCAGTGACGCCCGCATTGCTGCGCAGCCACTCGTTGTTGAAGCCGACAACCACATAGTTGTAGTTGCTCGTCGCATCCGTGCCATTAGCTCCCGGCGGGTCAATGACCATGTCCGTGATAATGAACGGATAGGCAGCCGTGCTTCCGACCGTATCAAGATACTGGCCAGACTGCTGCGTGGTGGCCGAACCAGCGCCCGCGTTGAACGTGGCATACTGGCCAACCGGAGACGACGTGAAGGCGGAGTTAGTGCCAGTGATCTGGAACGAAGAACCGCTCGTCTGAACGACAAAGCGAGCATTCGGATCGTCAATCACAAACGCAATAACGTCGCCAGTCGCGTCAGAACCGGGCCAATACTGAGACCAGACCGTCCGCTTCTGCGTCGTCGAAAGATACTGGCAGCCCCAGAAGATGCCGGCGGCAGGAACCGTCGCGGCAATCGTGCCAGGAACGCCAAGCGTAATATAACCCGTCGGCGTGCCAACTACCGGCATGACAACGTCGCCCTTATAGATGGGCGTAGAATTTCCCGCCGCGACGCGACGAGTGGAAACACGCCAGTTGATCGGGCCATTGCTGGTCGAAACTGGACGGAATCCGAAGGGAGCAAAGGTGTTTGTCAACACACCCTCCTGAATTCAGAGAGTGCCTAATCGCCAACAGCGCGTGGGAGATTTTAGCGGAGAAGATGAATGCCAATCCGGCGCGGATCGACTTTATAAAAGGAGGGACCAACCCTGCGGTCCCCACCTAATTCTTTTGTCTATTACTAGACAGAATTCCGTAGTCTGCGAATATTTAGCCTTTATTGACTTTCAAGTCAACAATTGCTTATTCGTCACCCGGAATATTAATCGGAGAGCGGCTTTTCGAGAAGCGCTGAACCTCGCGCTTGCCCAGATCGCTAGCCCTGCCATCCCGAAGTTGTGCCTCTTTTGTGGCTACAGCTTCACGGGCAGCCCGTACCTCAGCAGCGCGGTCTTCTTCTGTCAGAACAGACGGGCGCTCCATAAGAACCAGACCCTCAACCTCAATCGTATCGCCCTTCCAACCTGCCGGCATCATGTCAGGATGGCGGCTCAACGGGACAGCTTCCCAGCCATTTCGAGCCAATTCAACGATATACGATGATTGCTCTTCATTCATAACCGTCCGGACTTTCCATTCATAAGTCCATCCTGCCGGAGCTTGGGGAGCCCAGAATTTGTCTCGAAGCGCACCGCCCTCCGGCAGGCTTTCACGGATTTCCCGCAAACGGGCTTCCGCACGCGCAAGAGAAGACGAAGTAGAGTCCAGTTTCGGCCTCGCCTTCGGTTCGCGAGATGCAGCACGGGCTTCAGAGGAACGGATATCCGGGATGTCGATGTTTTCAAAACCAGTCATTGTCCAAATCCTTAATTAAGTTTGCCTTCGCGGAGAAGCGCCTGTTTGTTCCGGGCATAAGCTTCCAGAGCTTTCTCACGCGGCAAATCAGGCTCAGCCAGCATGGCCATTTCAACTTCAGCAGGGCTCAGCGTAATAGAACCAGATGATCCGCTGGAACGCGGAGCCATCATGGAGCTTGACGAAGAAACCGGCGCTGAACTTATATTGGATTTAGACCTTCTGGGTTCGCTCTTGCTGTCTCTCCCGCCACCGGAATAACCAAGCTTGCTCTCAATGTAAGCAAAGTATTCCGGAGACTCTGCTTCAATTCCTTCAAGCTCTACCGCAGCAGTATGCGCCGCCGTGAGCTTATTAATTGAATTGGCCGCTTCAGGATGCGATCTTAGCCAGGCTGCGCTTTTGGGCGTTAGCCGGGAAGCATACATCTCAACAGGATCAGCCGGCTGTTGAGGCGCAAACCTGGGCATTTCGGGCTCAGATACCCTGCCCTCGGCGGTCTGTAGCCTTTCCTCAAGCGCTCGCTTGCCATTTTCGAGCTGAAGCAATCGAGCCTCAACTCTGGCCATCTCACGCTGAGCCTTGGCAGCCAGTGCGGTATCGCCTGTAGCCACAGCATCCGCGTAAACACGCTCTGCATTTGTCGCAACCTGCTCGTCGGCAGCGATGGCGTTCAAAATAGTGCGGAGATTGCTGTCTTCTGCCTCTGCGCGGGCGCTGTGAGCCTGCTTTGCCTGCTGGTAGGCATATTGTTCAGCCTGTTCACGGGCTCTACGCTCAATCTCAAGGCGCTTTTTCTGCTCTTCATACTGAGCGCGCATCTCATTAAGAGCAACTTCACGCTCATCAGGCTCGTTTTTAGCCTTTTTTTCGGATTTTGGCTCTTCAATCTCAACAACAACAGAGGGATCTTCGTCCAATTTGACGGTTTCACCCAAATTTTCTTCAATATCTTCCATTTTTCAGCCCTCAGTAGATGGAATCAGGGTCAGCGACACGGGCGCGGATTGCGTGATCGGAGAAAATCCGGCAAGAAACCGTGTCTTCCTTGGAAATTCCTGTTTTCAGGGTATTCAGAGTGACTTCCCAGCCGTCCGAGCAGCGCGCTACGACCCAATCGCCCTCTTTAATGTCCCTGAAACGATTTCCCTCATCATCCAGATAGGCTGTCGGACCTAATTTAAGGACCAAAAAGCATTTTGATTGCCACCGATCCTCTGATCTGGTGGAATCCGCAAGAATAATACCCGATTTTGTTTTTTCTGGCCTGCGATATATGGCAACCAGAACGTCTGATCCAAATATCTCAATACCAGAAAGATCGCCTACCTTCTCCAAAAGAGCTTCTTTTGGATCGCGATCATGCAACATCTGTAAAGCCGGCATGGCTTACTTCCTTTCAACGCCCAAAACTTCTTTTTGGACTTCTTTTGCGAATGCAAGAGCTTCTTGCATACCCTTCAGCCGACCAACCCTCATTTTATAATCAGGCCAATCAACTGCCTTTCCAGCGATTAATTCAGCAGCGAGCTTTTCTAATTCACTGGAAATTCTGTCTTCCAACTCCCGATAAAATCGCAGATCGAGATTCGTTTTAGCCTCCTCTTTTTTCCATCATATATTTGCAAATCTGAAAAGCCCTGCCTTTAGTTATCCCAAAGGCAGAGGCTATTTCTTTATAGGTCACGCCAGAAAGCCGCATTGCGAGGATCTTTTCATTCCTGTCAAACTTCGGCCTTCTGCCCATGATCAGTCTTCCTGCGCAAGGATCTTTTGGCGGCGGCCCTTACCGCTAACAGAGCCATAATCCATTTTCGCGTAGCCCTCAGCCGTTCGACCCGGCTGCTTGACCGGAACGTCAGGATTGACTCGACCGCCCTTCTTGAAGCCGCGCGGAGCCATGCCCGTTCCCATTCCCATGCCACCGCTACGAAGCGCATTGCCAAGAGCAATCAGATCCATCGGATTGACCTGCTGATTATCCATCTGCTGGCCATAACCCATGCCCATCGGCGGGACATTGCTGGCGAAACCCGGAGCCGAAGCGCCCATCATGCCGCCACCAATCTGTTTGCCAACGCGGCCACCAGACTGACGCATCATCGGAGCGCCACCCATCGGAGGCATTCCGCCCATAGGAGGCATA